GCATATCTTACAGGTGCAAACTTCTTTGTGTCTTCCCAATTATCAGAATAGTAATAACCTTCTACTTCTCCGTATTTATTGCACTTTTCTGCTCTAATTAAATTAACAGGAATGTGAAATGCTTTAAGTATATTCTTTCTATCTTTTGAATAATGAACTTGTACTGCAAATTGACCCAACATCTTTCGGTCTATAATCATTTTACGAATACAATCTTTATTAAACAAAGATATCATTTGAGCGTACTCGTTTGGCTTTTTAGAAGCATCTAACGCACTTAAGCCTTTTCCGTAAACTAATCTGCTAATATTGTTTATTATGGCGTTATTCGTTGTTGAATTAGTGTATCTATCAATTAAAAATTGAAAGTAGTTATTGTCTTCTCCAAATTCAACCCACTCATCACGCTTAGATTCTTGAATTAAAGGTGTTGTGTAGGCACTTAAATTATGTATGTGTATGTTACTCATAAACTATGAATTCATTAGTTGTTGTGTTGCTTGTATATTGCCCATTATTAACGCTAAATGTCACTATTGGTTGATCAGTACAAAATACTTTATCCCTGTATATTATTTCGCTATCATTAAAACAAGTCAAAGTGTAAAAATGATTTTCTACTAAGTTAAAAATTGCTTGTATAATTGTATAATAGCTTCCTTGAGTTATTGTATAACTTAAAGGTATTTCTACATTTGTTTGTTCATCTTTTAATACTATATCAGTAAGCGTTCCTCCTCTAGTAATTAAAGGAAAAGTTTGCGTTAATACATTTTCAGTTGTTAAAATAATCATCTTATATATTAAATTAACTTTTTCTTAATTTGTTTCAAAAAAAAAGGGCAGCCATATAGCCACCCTAATTTCAGCCTATTCAAAAAGTATTAGTCAGTAGTAACAGTTGCACCATCTAACAAAGTGATAAGTTCACCTTCAGTAGCACAATCCAAGAAATTTGCAGGGCTCATCTCTGCCCCTAAAAATGTCAATCCGTAACCATTAAAATCACCCATTGCAGAGCCAGTTGAAACTGTACCTGCAGAAACATCCATACCGAATTGTAAACCTGCAAGGAAGAATTGGTTTCCTCTTGTTCTTACAATAATGTTTGGTCTTCCGTAAGCTAACATCTTAATATTTTTGTGTGTTAATGGGTCTTGTCTTTTAAACTGAACTGTTAAAGTTTGTTCAAAGAAAGTTGTTCCGTTTTCTCTTGAAGAATTGATTGCAGTTTCAAAAGAGTTGTTACCTTTTAATTCGTATTTGAATACTTCAGCAACTCCGTTGATTGCAGTAATTTGGTCTTCGTAACCTGCAACAGTTGAATAAACGATGTCACCACCACCCAAAGAAGAATCGGGATTGTATGCACCAAAATTGATAAAATAGATTGAGTCAAGACCTGAAATTGAATCCTTACATTGCTCTAATCTTCCGTTTGCTATATCGCACGCCATAATATATATATTTAAATTGTTTGTAAATAAAAAAGGGAAGGCACTTTACCTCCCCTTCTATTAATTTTTATTAGTTATTAGTTAGATGCGTTAACAATTCCGTAAGATACTAAATCAGTTGCAAAACCATATTTAGCGTCAGCAGTAAATCGCATAACAACTCTAACATTTTCAGAACCGTCCATATCAGCCATATCTAAAACTTTAACTTGGTTCATATCATTTAATAAACCTGTACCAAAGTAAAGATTAGAAGTTGGAGTTAACAAAGCAGTGTTAGCAGCTAAACCATTAGCTAAGAATACACGAACTCCGTCAAAGAAAAGGTCACCTAAAACTTGGTTTGTACCTTTGTTATCATAACCATTTGCACCTACACCTGCAGCAGCAAAACCACCTAATGCACGAACATAAGCACGATAGATATTGTTAGAAACATAAAGAGTTAAATCTTCTTTTCCGTACAAAGATGCAGGTAAAGCATCAACAATTTTACCTAATTCAGTAACAACATTAGCAGCAGTTACAGTTGTACCTGCAATCTCTTGAGCAGATGGTTGTGCAGCTTCAGTTAACAATTGTGTCATAATTCCTGCGAATTGACCTGCAGTAGCATTAACTCCTGTCCAAATTGTAGTCTCCATTGCAGCAGCAACTTTAGCAGAAACGTGTCCGATTAAGAAATCAGCAAAGTTTTTAGGTAAAGTGTCGAATGCAGAATAACCCATTGAGATAGCATCCCAATCAGATTTAAAATCTTTCTTACACAATTGTAAGTTAACTTGAAATTCTTCAGGTTGAATAATTTTTTCAGTAAGTGTCAAAGTTGAAGTTGCAGTAAAGTCACAAGACGCATCTTTAACGATTTCATCAGTTCCAACTCTTTTAAGAACTTGCTTGTATTTTACATTAGGAAGAATAGTCATTCCACCTTTTTCTAATGTTGGTGCAGATAACAACGCAGCTGCGATGTATTTTCCTGCAAATTCTCCGGCATACGAAGTAGTAATCGATGTTGTAGTAGCCATTTTTTAAAATGTTTGTTTAGTTAATATTATTTGTTAATTTTTTCAAGGATAGAATCCATAATTCCACGATTTCTTTTAGTAGCAATTTTGAACATTTCTACTTTAGTTTCGTTTTCAGGATTAAAAGCGATTGGTTTAACTTCTTCTGCAAGTTCGGTTGCTTCTACTGCAACTACTTCAACTGCGCTTAGTGCTTCCAATTTAGCCTTTAATTCAATATTCTCATTTGTAAGTGCTTCGATTTCTGCAAAGAAAGTTTCCTTAACGGTTGACTCGATAGTCTTTTTAGGAGCAACAACTTCTTCAGAAGCAACAACAGGTACTTCGGGAGCAACCTCATCTTCAGGTGCAACTTCTTCAATAGCAGATGCAGGTTTAATTTCTGAAATAATACCTTCAACTTCTACGCAAAGAATTGTTCCATCTTCTAATTCGTATTCTCCAACAGGAACAGGAATTTTTTGCTGGTCAGGTGTTACAACAAAAACTTCGTTGTCCATTTCAAACTTGTCTGCTTCTACGATAGTAACTCCGTCAGCCATTTTCATTTGCATTAAACTTACTTCCATTCCAAGTAAAGTTTTAATCTGATTAATTACACTTGTTTTCATATTTGTTTTGTTTTTATATTAAATTAACTTGTTTATATTTTGTTGTATTTTTAGCCGTTATTACGAACTATAACTCTTGTTCCCGCATTGGTTGTAGTTGTTACTGAATCAACTCCTGTAATTGAACCTATTCCTTGAGCTTGTAAACTACCATCGCAACATTTGCTTGAGTATTTTCCGTCTTTACATAAGCATCCACGCTTACCACCTTTTGGTGATGCTTTACTTGGTGTTTTCATTTTCTATAATTATTTGTTTAATTTTTTCTATTAATAAATCTTCTTGGCTTAGCATTGACATTTCTAATTTATCTGCAAAGTAACCTTCAATTGAAAATCCTTTTACACTTCCGTCTTTTACTTTTGCCCAAACATCCTCGTTATTTACTTTCATTGAAATCATCCAAGTTCCAACAGGTAAACTAAAACCATACTTCTTAGACTTATCTTGTTCAAGGTCTTCAATTATCCAAGATTCAACAACTGTTAATCCTTTTAACTTTTTATCGTGTTCGTATGTTGCGTTATTTTGGTTAGAGTTCATTAAGAATAATTCAGATGCTCTGCGAATTGTATCTTCACTAAAGAAAATATAGTATTCTTCGTTCTTATCGTTTCTTCTATAGATTTGTTTATTAGGCACTAATGCAGCACCCATAAGAATCTTCTTTTCAGTATCAATTTCTTTAAGTTCTACTTCGTGTTTTGATAAGGCAATAAAGTTTTCTTCTATTGCAGGATTCTCAACAACTGAAACCGCGTCAATTCCACTTAAAGAATCTTTTTCGTCTATTATTAATTCAACAATTTTCATCATAGTTATTTAATTAATTTATTATTAAAGTGTTGCATTTCTCATTCTATTCCTGTCTAATGCTTGAGCAGATGTAACTTCACCGCTTACTACAAATGCTTGTACAGGTTGTTGCTGAAGTTGTGCAAGTTGATTTATTCCATTATTACCTACAACATTAAAGGTTGGTGATACAACTCCACCTCCACCATTTCCACCTGTATCTCCACCTCCACCTGTAGGACTATTTCCTCCACCACCACTTGTACTTCCTCCTCCAAATTCAGTTTGCTTAATCTTTTTAACATTAAGTAAACCTGCAGTAACTGCTGCTGCTGCCGCTACTCCACCTAGAACAGGTCCAACTACAGGTATTGAAGATAATGAGTTGTAAGATGATACTGCTGAAGCAAAAGTATTTGTTAATGCGCCTGCAATGTTAGCTGCCTTTTGAACTTTAAATGCTTTAACTTGTTGTTCTTTAGATTTGCCTGCAAATAATTCTGCTATATTTGCAATAGTTGCAAAAGTATCTTGTACCGCACTTAATTCTTTTTGTCTTAATTCTCTTTTATCATCTTCAATTTTCTTTGCTTCAGCAATTTCTTTATCTGCCGCTGCTTTATTTATTTTAGCTATTTCTTCAGCACTTCTTGCAGTTGCTATTTTAGTATATGAATTATATTCTTCTTGAGTTATTAATTTACTATCTAATTGATTTTGTAGTGCTACTAATTCTTCATCTAATCCTAATTTAATATTTGCTAATTCCCTTTCATTATCATCAACAATATATTTGTTTTTTATTTCAATCATATTTTTACGCTCATTCCAGTCAGCATCATCAATAGCTTTCATATCAGCTATTAATTTCTTTTCTGCTTCTAATTTACTTGCTGAATCAGCTTTATTAATTGCATCTATTTCTCTAACTCTTGCCTTTTCAATTTCAGTATAATCTAATTTATTATTGATTGCTCTTTGCTTAAGTAAATCGTATTTAGTATCTACTGCATCTAAATCTCTTTTTA